ATGAAATAACAGCCTATAAAACATAAAAATTGACATAAAAAAATGCAGGTTTTATAAGACCTGCAAGTACTTTTCTTGATATTCAACTGTCAAACTCCCGTGTACTAAATGGCAACGCAAAATGCAAATACTGATGCTAAATTTATAAAATTTCATTCAAGAAAATTTATAAAATGCAAAAAATATACTTGACGAAATGAGTGTGTGTATGTTATATTATCAGAGTTGTTGAAAACAAAGTAGAGTATCCACTCTCACCGGAGCACAAATTTACAGTGTCTCATGGTTTAATACCTCAAACGTCGCATATGCGTATTTGATTGATTGTGGATAGTCTGCCTATCCACTTTTTTTATGTGGAAGCATGAAAAATTATTTTGGAGGTGCAATACCATTAGCGAGTTAATGATTAATGAACAGATCAGAGACAAAGAAATTCGTCTGATCGGAGAAAACGGAGAACAGCTTGGCATTATGTCAGCGAGAGAAGCTATGAAGCTTGCTGAGGAAGCAGAACTTGACTTAGTTAAAATCGCTCCAACTGCAAAACCACCTGTCTGCAAGATTATCGATTACGGTAAGTATCGTTATGAACTGGCAAGAAAAGAAAAAGAAGCCAAAAAGAAACAGAAAGTGGTTGAGCTGAAAGAGATTCGCTTGTCACCGAATATTGATTTAAATGATCTGAATACCAAAATGAACGCTGCAAAGAAGTTTTTATCCAAGGGAGATAAAGTGAAGATCACTTTGAGATTCCGCGGACGTGAAATGGCTCATATGAATGCAAGCAAACACATTCTCGACGATTTCGCAGAAAGCTTATCTGACACAGCAGTAGTGGAAAAAGCACCAAAGGTTGAAGGAAGAAGTATCAGCATGGTGTTGGCAGAAAAGAAATAATTATTTTAAGGAGGAATCTATCATGCCAAAAATGAAAACAAGCAGAGCAGCTGCAAAACGTTTCAAAGTTACAGGAACAGGAAAATTAAAAAGAAGTAAAGCTTATAAGAGACATATCTTAACAAAGAAAACAACAAAAAATAAGAGAAATCTTAGAAAACCAGCAATGGTTGATGCAACAAACGTTAAGAATATGAAGAAGATTTTACCATACGCATAGGAATCAGGTAAGGAGGAATAAAAAATGGCAAGAGTAAAAGGCGGTTTAGGCGCTAAAAAAAGACATAATAGAACTTTAAAATTAGCAAAAGGTTACAGAGGCGCTAGATCTAAACAGTATAGAGTAGCAAAACAGTCAGTTATGAGAGCCTTAACAAGTTCTTATGCTGGTAGAAAAGAAAGAAAGAGACAGTTCCGTCAGTTATGGATCGCTCGTATCAACGCAGCAGCAAGAATGAACGGAATCTCTTACAGCCAGATGATGCACGGATTAAAAGTTTCCGGTATCGATATCAACCGTAAAATGTTAGCAGAGATGGCAGTTAACGATGCAGCCGGATTTGCAGCACTTGCAGAAGTAGCTAAGAAAGCAGTAGCATAAGAAATTTTTGAAGCCCCGGAAATCCAGTATTTCTGGGGTTTTTCCTTTGCCAAAAACCAGAAAAATACGGCTAATTTTCAATAGTAATATACAAGTAATATACGGGTAATATACACTTTTAAGCCAATTTTTTTGTATATTATATTTTTTCAACAGCCTCTCTAAGATCTTCGATTGTCTTATGAATATAGACAGCATTTGTGACATCAATCCTTCCTTTTTCATCTGTTTGCGCATGTCCCATGATCGATTTTAAAATATTATCTGGCACGTTAGCTTTGTCCATGAGAGTGGCAAAAGTATGTCTTGGATCATGCCCAAGATGATCCATACCAATTTCGCACATATACGGTGTCCAAACAGTATTGATGAATAAAGCATAACTGAAATTATCATGACGATCTCTGTAGGTAAGTTCTTTAAAATTGCTCTTCATAATAAGATATTGCTTTTCCGGATGATAGTTTGATTCAAAAAATTTTTTTACTTTAGAATGAATAGGAATAATACGTTCTCTTCCTGCATCAGTCTTAAGACCACCCACAAAATAATTTTCATCCAGATGCACATTTTTAGTCTCAATCTTAACAAATTCCTGCGGACGTACTCCGGTATAAATCATCATGAGAACAAACTGAGCACGATAATCATCAGAATGATCCCATAACCAGTCAATTTCATTTTGGGTGAATGGCTTATGAATAGGATTTGCAGAATCCGTATATTCAATTTCAAGTGTCTTAGTGATATCTTCGACATCATAGTATTTTTTCGCATACCGATACATTTGATTAAGAACCGATTTCATAGTGCCGACAGTAGAAAGAGATTTGTCCTTATATCGATCTAGGATAATCTGCAATTCAGGAGCTGTAATGTTAACAATCTTTCTATCATGAAGTTCAGAAAAACGGTTGTAAGCCAGAGTATAATTTCGAACCGTATCTTTGCTGACAGGCTTTTTCTTATCAGGGTTGAATTTTGCAGCAGAATATCCTTCCCAGATCTCTTTGAAAGTAGGTAAAGATGTACGCGGAAGATTGTCCTTGATAGGCAATCCGGCATTATATTCTGCCAGAATCTGGTGTGCTTCCTTTCTGGTATCTGCGTATCCAATATACTTATACCGTTGTATCAATTTATCCTTTTTCTCATCATACACAAGTCCGGTCGTGACACGGGCAGCCCAAGGACGTCGCCTGCCTTTGCCTAAATTAATGACGGACCCATATCCATTTGGATTTTTCATAGTATTCCTCCTTAAAAATGGGTATAAAAATAACAGCCAGCAAGGAACGATTGTTCTGCTTGCAGCAGCTGCTTTAGAATGATACAATATGCTTGTGAGGGCTATTGGATCATTCCAAAGCTTGTGCCTCCGGTATTTGCAGTGCCGGGGGCATTTTCAGTTGGTGACAAATTGTCACCGATTGAAAAGTAGTATTAATTGTAAATTGCACCGGTACAATTTACAAATTTTACGAATTAAGATAATTAATAAGAACATCTGCAACGGTAGTATCGCAATCTGCGATGAGTAAACCATAATAAGGAATTAGCACATCAGAAACAGCGATAAGAAGTTTCTTATCAATTAACAAGTCAGGATTATAAGATTCATAGCCTTGTGATAAGTTATCCTGACAAATTAGAGAAATAAATAAACTGAGTACTGTGTTATAATTTTTAGAACTCGAATATGAAACCTCATATAAATGAAATCGTTCATCAAAAATTTTTTCTGTATTATTCTCACATAAATTGAGAAGTAGATTGTTAGTAAGACATTTTTTTATTAGGGAAATGTATTTCTCATAAAAGAATGCCTGATGCGCGTTATTATTACTGTAATCAAGACAATATGAATAAAGCAAAAAAGTTGTAAAAATAATGGAATCAATAGCCTCAAGTCTTGAACCACAAATATAATTGTGCCAAGAATATAAATCAGTTCTATAATGGTAATGATATACTTCACTAATAGTAAACAGAGCCAAAAGTTCTATTGAAGTAGGTTCATTAGGATTAACACATATTATATCAGATAGCGTGTCATTACACTCTTCGTAATTATAAGGCATAAAGGTAAATTGAAAATCATTTATATGTTCCAGTTCTGCTGAATCAGTATCTATGCACATAATATCTGATGACATTGTTTTAGCAGACTTTTCAAGCTTTTTGAAGGATTTACATAATATAAATAAAGGCAAAAACAAAAAAAGTGAACTAAAAATACATGCAAATAAGGATTCAACAGAAGTACTTTCCGAAGGAAAATGAATAGCGGATCTTTCAACTGTCGTACTGGAAGAATTAGGTTTTCTAGCTTCTGCATCAGGAAAAGTTTTGTCATCATAATTATATGGGCATATACCATTTTCATGTTGATGTGCCGGATAACCATGATGATAGTGATATTCTCCAGTTGATCGGTCGTAATGTCCACCATTTTCATCTGTTCTTCCTGGATGAGCATATACCATCGAAGAAAAAGCTAGGATAATTAATAGTGTAAAAAGCGGTATTATTTTTTTCATACATAAGCCCCCTGATCTGATGTTTATAATAGAAATTATAACATGGAAGCATTATATATAAAATTTATTTCCAGAATATCCCAATAAAAATATAAACGGCATTTTGCTAAAATAATGTGATGAAAGTAAAAACATGGCAAGCCAGAGCAGAGAAGAATATCACATTAAAACAGTTAGAGCAGATGTCTAAGATAAGCAAAACAACACTTAATGACATTGAGAATGAAAAAATATCGCCAACCCTGTATCAACTGGAAGCAATCGCAAAAGCTCTTGATGTAAAAATCACAGACCTTTTTGACAGCGAATATAAATAAATCATAACATTTATTACATATAAAATCAGTAAATCGTTACCGATTTCCGCAATCACGGAAATAATGTCACTTACTATTGTAATTTGTAAAAAATATGATAAGTTGAAACAAAGGGGGCGGGGCGATGGATAAAACAAAAGAGAGAATTATTGAAATGATAAATATGATTGATAATGAAAAATATATCAGTTATATTTATACACTTGTAAAAACTCTTTTGGAAACCAAGGACTAGGTCATTTACTAGTCCTTATTTTTATCATCAATTCCAGCAAGTTCCTTTGCTTTTTGTTCCAGAAATTCCCATTCTCCTGTTGTTAAATTGGCTAACATGGAGATAAAGCGATTCTTAAAAGAATCAGACTCTTCATCCAACAACATTTTTGTTAGTTTAGCAATATCCGCATTACGATCCACAGGAAGGAACATATCACCGGTTCCGGTACGTAGCCATTCTTCGTTTACGTTAAATTCCCTACATATAAGATTAATAACAGCGTCAATGGGTTCATTACGTCCAAGCTCGTATTGAGCAATGGTGTTACCCTTTACACCGATACGTTCACCAAATTTTTGTTGAGTAAGGTCTAACGTTTTTCGCAATTTTTTCAAACGCTCGTTCATCAAATCACCTCTTTTCTATGTCTTCACTATAAAAGCAGTTCAAGAAAAAGTCAATAAAAAAACTTCACAAAAACAAAAAACTTCACAAAAACAAAAATAAATGTTGACAAGCTTGTATATGAGAAGTAAAATGTTCACATAAACAAGAAAGGAAAGAGAAAAGAGGTGACTCATATGTCAGAGAAAGAAAAACAGATCTTAGAAACTTTTGGAAAGCTGATCCCAAAGCTGGCAGAGAGCGATAAGAGCTATTTGCTTGGACTTGGCGAGGGAATGGCGATTGCACACCAGAAGCAGGAAGACGAGAAAAAATTGCAGGTGCAGCAATAATGAAATGGCGACAAATTGTCACCGTTTGAAAGGAGGAAAAATAGATGGTTCAGTTAGAGCGTGATATTGCAAATGAAATTGCGGATGATGTGTATAGAAAATTATTATCTGCTATGCAATACCCAGAGTTTGGGATTGGCGGTGTACCAGTAGATGTTGCGGCAAAGGTTTTTGGAAAGGGAAAACCGTATGTAATCGAAGGCATTGAATCAGGACGGCTTCCGATAGGAACTGTTGCAAGAGGCAATGTAAAAGGAAATGTATACATATCGCCAAAATTGTTATGGGAATATACAGGATATATCTGGAGAGGAGAAAAAGAATGCGAGATTGGATCGGATGGATCGGACTGATAGCATTTGCAGCGTGCGGAACAGCAGGACTTCTGATTAGTGCGGTTGTCGGACTGCTAATGTTTTGCTGGGGCTTCAAACCGAGATTCAGAGAGTATGAGGATTGAGTATGAAAGAAAAAATGATAGAGGAATATAGAACATGGTTCAATATTTTACTCAAACAATTAAATGATATAAAGTTTAGTGCACCAATAAAGGCAGAATTTACCGAGGAATCTCAGAATGAATTGGTAGGAATGCTTACGCTGATGAAGGGCATGAAAGTAATCACAGATGAAGAATATGAGACCATGCGTAAAGAAGTAAAGGAAGAGTTTAACACAGAAAAATTATATGGCTTCAGATATCTTATGAGAACGGAGGTGTTCTATGCTGACCGTGACTGAGGTTGTGGAAAAGATCTTCAAACAGCCGGATATTTTTGATAGTGAGATGGCAGCAGGCAAGTACTGTAGGGCAAAGTGGACTTACATAAACACAGTGTTTGTGGCCGGCTTCATTGAGATGGACAGGGAAGCACTGGACAGGCTCTTAGAGATGTTCAACGAGAAAAAAGTGAAGGAAGCATTCAGGAAAGCAGGTGGACCAGATGATACAGGATGCAGACCTAAAAAGAAAGCTGATCCTGCAGGCTGACATATTCCAGCATCATTATAGAAAAAAGGAATATGTAGAAGCAAAGCTGATAAGGGAAAGGGCAGGGATAGTCGCAGTGTTCATCCGGCTGCCGGAGAAAGAACGCACAGAGCTTTTTGGAGACAGGCAGGGAGACGAACCAATAGAAGGACTGTTCAGTGAAGAAAAATGTATCAGGGCAGGGTTTGAGTGCATCAGGAGAGGCTTTGACATGCAGCGCATGACGTATGAGGATGTCATGGCAGTGGTAAAAAGAAAAAGCGATTAAGAAACGGCCATTTCTTAATCGCAGGAGTTTTTGTTAGGACACATAAACTCTATATTTATATTACCACAAAAAGCCTGAAAATGCAAGGAAAACGGGGATTTTCGCCCGGTCTATTTAACAATATAAGTATATTAAACTTAGAAACATTTAGAGGTAGACATGTATTGGAAGGACACATATGAGTTTTTAAACAGCAATGACATTGAGTATAAATGGGAGGGAAAGTACGGAGCGAAGGGAGAGAAAAGGCAGAAAAAGAAGAAAGCCACCCCGGAGCAGATAAAAAAGCAGAACCAGTGGAAGAAAGAGAGAAAAGTGTGGAGAAAGATTAGATGGAATTTCTATGAAGGTGATCTTTGGACAACACTGACTTTCCCAGAAGGCACAAGAATGTCATTGCAGGAGATAAAAAAGATAATGACTAATTTCTGGCAGAACATGAGAAGGGCGTACAAAAAGAGGGGGAAACAGCTTTTATGGATCATGCGTATCGAGATAGGAAAAAAAGGTGGAATACATATCCACATTGTAATCAACAAGATACGCGGAGAGCCGACAACAGATGAACTGATCCAGAGGTACTGGAAGAAACACGGATATGTGAATTTCACACCACTGTATGAGGATGGAGATTTCCGTCGTCTGGCAAATTATATTACAAAACCACTGCCAGACGAAAACGAGGATGGATACGAGCAGTTATCGCTATTCTCGCCGGAGGAGAAAAAAGAGTGTTCCACATATTCATGTTCAAAAAATCTGGTCACAAAAGAACCGGAACGAAAAAAGTACTACAGATGGACGGTCAGAAAAATCATAAAAAATGGACCAGAGCCGACACCGGGATATTACATCGATCCGGAAAGCGTGGTGTGTGGAGTTAATAAATACACAGGCTTATCTTATCTGCGTTACACGGAGATAAGGATAAAACCATTGGAAAGAGGTGACAGCGGATGAAGGAAGTGAGCATTTACATAGTGACCGGGATCAGGGGCAGATGGCAGCAGGATGGACATATAGGATATGCGCTTGAATACTATAAGGAAAACTGCAAGTACCCGGCGGTGATAAGGGAAGTTGTACCGGTGCAACAGATGAATGAGAACCGATCGACCTTAGAATCCCTTATCATGGCACTGCACCGGATGAGAGAAAAATGTATACTGACCGTCTACACGGAATCCAAGTACCTGTACAGCGGATATGAGGATGCAGAGTATGTAAAACGCTGGAAGAAAAACGACTGGACGAGGTCGGACGGTCACGAGATAAAGAACCGGGACAAGTGGCAGGAACTGGACAGGCTCATGCAGGGCAATCTTGTTCGGATTCTGCTGAACGAGACAAACGCTTATACCGAGAGTTTACGGCAAGAAATCAAAATGAAGGAGAGATAAATTATGGCATTATTTGAAAGATTTGGAGAATTTGACTCTGTGGAAGAATTGAACATGACAGCAGAGGGATTAAAGGAAGAGGGAGACCTTGAAAGCCTTAAGGTGTTGGCAGAGGAGAATGGACTGGATGCAGCAGACGCAGAGGATTATGCAGACGGAATCGTGACGGAGCTGGCAAGTGACCTAATGGCGGCAGCGGGGAAGATTGCAGTCGAGAGCAAGGCGCTGGGCATTGACGGGATCATGTCAGACTGGAAAGACACTGTGATAGAGGAATGCGCGGAAGATAAAGCATTCTGTGCAGCAGTCAGAAAAAAGGGAAAATACCTGAAAGAATACATGGCAAAGCTGATCCAGTACTCTTTTGAGAATAAAGTACCGGTAAGTGCCGAGATCCTTAAGATCACAAAAGTAAAACACAACGGAAAACTGGAAAATTTCAATGGTCCGCTTTACCTCGGCATTCCAAACAGAATGGAAGTAAGAAAAATAGCCAGAAAGTATTATTTGGGAGAGTAGAAAGATGCTTGCATATAAAGGATTTAACAGCAATCTTACATGCACAATGGGAAAAGGAACGTTCCAGTATGAGCAGGGAGTGAAATATACAGAAGAAAATGCACACTGTGGTGCAGATGGATTTCATGCAACAGACGATCCACTGGGGGTATTGAGTTATTATAACAAATCGGATGACCGCTATTTTCTGGTGGAACTTGGCGGCAATATTGATGAGGACGGAGTGAACAGCAGGATATCTGCACCGGAGATCACGCTCATGAGAGAACTGTCAAAAACAGAGATGTACATGAGAGGCCTTATATGGATGTCCAGACATCCAAAAGCGAAGATGGCGTCAGTTGTACGTGAAGAAACCGGGGATGCAGCAGGATCAGGGTATGTGATCGTGAGAGGAAAACATCCGAAAGCCAGAGGAAAGAAAGGTGATCTGCTTTACATAGCAAAAGAGAACAGAGCCGGAGAGATAACAGATGTCGGTGTATATGAGATCGGGATAGATGGTTTCGAGGAAGATGTTTTTTATGGTGTAGACGGAAAGGCGGTACACGATGAATAAAAAAGAACTGGAAAATCTGCGGACGCTGAACGCAACAAAAAGCATGATAGAGGCATTACGGATGCCGGGAAGGAAAAATGACTGGAACGGTAAACAGCATAAATACAGATATTGGCTTGCAGCGAGATGCCAGCAGCTCGATGGAATATTAAAAGTCTCCATTTGCACGAGGGAGGATCTGGATAAGAACATCCTAGTACCAAAATGGGATATTTTCATCAACTATGAAGGAGAAACTTATACCACAAGAGAAAGACAGGATGATGGAACCTATAAGTGGCGGAAAGCAATGATCATGAACCTGGAAGAATTGTATACGGGCAGAAGAGAATATGATTTTTATATGTATTTCAACAAAGGTGGAAAGTATACAGTAAGAAAACTGTTAAAGACAGTAAATACTGGAAGTGCCGGGATCATGGAATGGCAGCAGGGGTGCAAAAAAAGAAGGGAAGATGAGCGCGTCAGGAAATTGACAGATAAGTGGGATGAAGTGATGAAGCCTGTGGGCGAGCCACCGAAAGGCTTTAGGGACTGGTATGAGCATAACGGCTTTGACGGAAGTAATTTTATTTACTATAAAGGCGCCGGTGCGAAGACCGGGTACTGCACATCCTGCCTGAAAACTGTACAGCTTGACGTAAAACCAAAACATAACATGCCGGGAAAATGCCCGGTATGCCATAGAATTATAAATTATGTTTCGCGTGCAAAAAAGAAAAATGATGTACATGTGCGGTGCAGGGCGTTTACATACATCCAGCGTTATAAAGACGGACTCATCCAGCGCAGGTTTGTAGCAGGAAGAACGGACACAATGAATGCACTGGGTGTAAACAAGTGTGACTTCTGGGAATCAGAGACACACCGGCAGATTGTGAGCGCGGGTGTGGTAGAGGTATACGAGTACGGAGAATATAAAAGAAGAAAAATGTGCTGGCATGAAACAGATTTGTATTGTGTTCCGTCTGACGGCAGCATGGTGTATGCAAGAAATCTTTCAAACGTATTCAGACACTACAGGACATCCTATCCTATCGCAGTAAAAAGTGGATGCGTGGAAGATATCGGGCGTTATCTGAAGAAAGAAAAAGAAAGGCCTCTGATAGAGATGTGCATGAAAGCAGGACTCACGATGCTGGGAAGGTATTTCCTCAATGATTGGGGATATAAAAATACAGAGAAAAATATCAATGCACATGAACTTGGAAAGATGCTCTGCATTGATAAGGGGAGATTAAAAAGACTAAAGGATATAAATGGGGACGGAAAGATTTTGAGGTGGCTGCAGGAAGAAAAGAGAAACAACACCGTATACCAGGATGAGGACATCATGACCTTATGCGAGGCAGACATCTACCCGGAAGACACAAAACGCAAAAATCCTTTTCAATATCTGTCCATGCATAAAGTCTGCAACTACCTGAGAAAGCAGCAGGAGTACAGAAGATTACTTGGAAGAAAAGAGAATATGCGTTATCTGTGGAGTGACTGGTGCGATTATGTGGACATGATGCAGAAAATGAAAATGGACTGCACGGTAGAACTGCTTTTAAAACCGAAAGACCTCACAGTGGCACACAATGAACTGGTGGCGAGGATATCACTTAAGGATTCAGCAAAAGAGATCCGGGAAAAGGAAAAGAAATTCAAAAATGCAAAGAAACTGCTGGAATCAGGGGAACTGAAAAAATATGAATACAGTGACGGCAGATACTGCATCGTATCGCCGGGAAGCATTAAGGACATTTACGAGGAAGGCATTGTTTTAAAACACTGCATCCATACATGTGACATTTATTTCCAGCGGATGGACATCAGGGAGACATATCTGTTATTCCTGCGGAGGACAGATAAGCCGGATGTGCCGTGGTACACACTGGAGATAGAGCCGGGAGGAAATATAAGACAGAAAAAATCAGTGCTGAATGAAGCTTATAAGGATCTGGATGATGCAATGCCGTTTTTGAAAAAATGGCAGCAGTGGGTAAAGAAAAATCTGTCTGCGAAAGATAAGAAGCTGGCAGAAAAGAGCGACAAGGCAAGAAAAGATGGATATAAGCAGTTAAGAGAAGAAAAGAAACTGATCTGGCACGGCAGGCTGCAGGGAACACTGCTTGCGGACGCACTGGAAAACGATTTCATGGAAGTTGTATAGGAGGAGAACAATGGAACAGGTAATAGAATACAGATCATATCAGGAATATAAGCAGGAACTGGATACGGAACTTAAGAAAACAGCAGAGGGATTTGTCCGCATCGGATATTTGTTAAAAGTGGCGCGTGATACCAGTATTTTAGCGGAAAGCGGCTATGACAACGTAGTAGATTTTGCGCGCGCAGAATACGGAATTGACAAGACGCAGGTAAGCCGGTTCATCCACATCAATGACAAGTTCTCACAGGGCGGATATGCGCCGGAGCTGAAAGAGGAATATCAGGGGTTCGGGTATGCAAAATTGTCAATCATGCTTTCCCTTCCTGACAGCGTAAATGAGGAATTGACACCGGATTTCAGCAAATCAGAGGTACAGCAGGTAAAAGATGAAATAGACGAAGAGAAAAAAACGACAGATATCGAGGTCATGCTGGAAGAAAAGGACAGCGTGCAGCAGTCATTTAACACAAATCTTGAAAAAGCCGTGTACCAACTTGGAAAGGACGCACCGGAAGTCTACAAGAGACTGTGGGAATCCGCAGTAAAGAACGGAGAGTCAGGGAAACGCTTTATCGAGAATCTGATACCGGATGAAAAAGCGATGTACATTGTGCGCATTCCGGGAGCCGGCAGATGCATGTTGAGCATGAAAGCGGAAGAGGACACGGTAAAACTGATCAATATCAGGGATTCCTCAGCGAATGAAACCTACACAAAGCAGGAATTAGAAGATGCACTCAAAAAAATGATGCCAGATACAGACACATGGGGAAAAGCATGGGAGAGCCTTTACGGTGAGAAACTTCAGGCAGAGAAAAGTGCAGCAGTTGCACCGGTACAACCAAAGGCGGCACCAAGAAAAGAAAGTAAGGTTATCGTTCCAAAGAAACCTGAACCGGAGAAAAGCGTGCAGAATATCCCGGAAAGCGTTTCAAAAGCACAGGAAAGCGTGCCGGAATCGAAAGAAACCGTTTCAGAAACAGCGCAGAAAAAGGAAATGACATTGAACGATGTAAATCCGGAGATTCCAGCGCCGGATCCAAAACCAGTTGAAGAGGATGTACCGGAAGAAAAGCCGGATGTGCAGCAGGATACCAATGAGCAGATACCGGGACAGGACGAGATCCAGAACCATCCGGAGTATATGCCGGAGAAGAAAACAGACCAGCAGATCATTGAGGATGCAAAGAGAACGATCGACACGATCCGTGTAAGCTTAAACGGATGGGAGTATACGATACCAAAGAACACTTTGACCGCAGTGCTGGAACGTGTGGATTATCTGAAAGAGACTCTGCAGGAGCTTATGAAGGGAGAAGCAGATGAAAGTAATGTTTAGGATCAGGCTTTTCTTATGGGCGGCATGGGTGAGGATACCGAAGCCATGGAGAAAAAGAAAATACAATAAAATATTTGAGCAGATGCAGCAGGCGGTGAAGAGATGAAGAAAAGCAAAAAAAATAAGGTCAACTACAATTTTCCAAAAGAAACCTGTGAACTGATCGCAGAAAGGGATGGTAATGAGTGCCTGTTCTGCAAGCTTGGATACCATATGGACAAGTGCAGATCAGAAATGCTTTTAGGGATACCGGACATCATGCATTACATAAATAAAAGCCAGGGCGGACTAGGCATAGAGGAAAATGGTGTGCTTGGCTGTCGTTATCACCACGGATTGCTCGATAATGGCAACTTAGGACTCCGGCCGGAAATGTTAGAGATCATGAAAGAGCATCTTATGCAGCAGTATCCGGACTGGTCAGAAGATGGGCTTGTCTATAAAAAATGGGATTTTCCAACTTTGGATAATATATCACAGTAACTGTCGACAGAGGATTTCCGGAAGCGTAGCTGGGGCTTCCGGAAGAAAGGAGAATTATGAAACAGCCAAGTAAACCGACAAGAGCACAGAAAGTGATCATTTCAGAACATAAACTAAGACCGGAAAACTGGATGGTTGTATACGAGAGCAAGGACACATTGGAAGTCATCAGTAAAAAGACATCCATGCGGAAAGTCTTACAGAAATGAGGGATTTTGATGCAAAAGAAATGTAAATATTGTGGGAAAGAATTTGACGCTACGAAATCAAAGCGTCTGTATTGCAGTGATAAGTGTAAAAAGAGTAGATGGAGAGAAAAGGATAAAAAGAGGAAATACGGTGTGCATATGGAAAATCCGAATGCAGCAGTCGTTGATATAGCGGTAAAGGCAAGGGAAGCCGGTATGACATACGGACAGTATGTAGCGAAGATGGGAGGCACGGATCATGCGGAAAAACACAAAAAAATATAAAAGAGAGCTTGTAGCAGCAAAAGCAGATATTAAGAGACTACTCAGCGAGGAACATTTACCATGTGAATTTTGCAGATATGAAGCACAAATGGATGTACCGTGCACGCAGGGCGATAAAGAATGGTGCAGACAGCATGCAGTTTGGAAAGGCGATAAGCAGTTAAATTAGAACTGTTAGAGTGAGTTATTTACATTTCGGAAAAAGCTCAGATGTTTAAAAATGTAAGAAATTTATGGAGGTTCGAAGATGACAGAGAAAGAGGCAATTGAAAAATGCAATTTTATGAATGATGCTTTAAATTTTCAGAGAGTAGAATCTGATGAATGCAGTTGTGCTTTACAAATGGCAATTGCAGCACTTGAAGAAATCCAGAAGTATCACGCAATCGGAACAGTGGAAGAATGCCGTTGCGCAATGAATAAGCAGTTAAATTAGAATTTAACAAAGGAAGGTGAAAGTGTGAAAAGCATATTAAAGTATCCAGGAGCAAAGAATCGTCTTGCACCTTGGATATGCGAATACATACCGAAGCATGATGTTTACGTAGAACCTTTTGCTGGTAGCTTGGCGGTGTTTTTTAATAAGCAGCGTAGTCACATTGAGACAGTTAATGACATCGATGAAGAAATAGTAAATTTCTTCCGCATATTGAGAGATCGAAGTGACGAACTGGAACGTGCGATAGAATTTACACCATTTTCCCGGTCAGAGTATAAGGCAGCTTATGAACCATCTTGTGATGATTTAGAGAGAGCGAGACGATTTGCTGTTAAATGCTGGATGGGATTCGGATGTGGAAATTTATATCAAAACGGGTTTAAATCCGGACAGCAGACAAAATCTCCAAATCCAGCCAAAGCGTGGAGTGAACTTCCTGAAACGTTGAAAATGGCAACAAAGAGATTAAAGGGTGTTCAGATTGAAAATTTGCCGGCCGTAGAATTAATAAAAAGATATGATACGGAAGATGTTTTTATTTACGCAGATCCGCCGTATTTACACGGAACCCGGAAGAATTATCTCTATAAACATGAAATGAAGGATGCAGATCATGAAGAATTGTTAAATATTCTGGTTAAACATCAGGGAAAAATTCTTCTATCAGGATATGATAATGATATGTATAACGATATACTCAAGGGATGGAATAAGGTTCAGAAGCATACCAGAGCAGAGGGAGGACGTGCAAGGACGGAAACACTGTGGATGAATTATGAAGTTGAAAACGGACAGATATCGTTAATCATATAAAAATTAGAAATTTAGCGAAGGAAAAGTAGATGGATAAAAAAGAGTATGAAGAAATTGAACAGAAAGCGAATGAACTGGAACATAATGCAAGCATTAAGTGTAGTGTTGAAGTTCAAAAAGCACAGAATTTTTACAATGGATATCAGCAAGGAATAGAGGATATATTGAAGATTTTAAGAAGAAACTGAACATATTTAGAATTTAAAGGTAAAAAAAACATGGCATGGTACGCACTTTATAAATGGTATAAGAATTGGAGCCGGATAGGATATCCTAATATGATTAGATGGTATTCTGAAAAGCTTAATCCACCAAAATGGACAATATTAAAATTTAAGTGAGGTAGAATTATGGCGCAATGGAATAAAAATACAGTACCAAAATGTAAAGATAAAACCTGTTCAGATGAAGTACTTGTGACTATTAAAAAACAGGGATGGAAAGGTGGAACTTATCGGAGAGTAGTCAAAGCAGTATATATTCCATACCATCACTGTACCGTAGAAGACATGGGATGGAATATGCCAGATGGAGTTCCAGATGATTGGGAATATATAGAAGAAAATGATAATTGGTGGATTCCACAAGGCTGGTATGAGGTATGTGATTACTCACCTGACGATTATTCATATTTTACAGTCACTGATAAGGTAATTGCATGGATGAATCTGCCAAAGGCGTATGAGCCGAGGCTCAAGCAACTAAACTGAAAGAGGGGTATGAAATGTCACGATGCATAACATATCAATCCGGTGGATTCACAAATTACGGAATCAGCTATCGGAAATACAGTCAGGAAGAATTGGAGGAAAGGAAAACTATGTGCACAATGGAATGGAAAGAGGTTGAACCAGAACAAAGTGATTGGGAAAATAAACTGAGCTATTTCCAAAATGGAAACAGCTGAAAATTAGAATTTTGTGGAGGTGCCGTATGCAAAAATATAAATGTATTAAAGAGTTTTATTTACCAAAATACGATGAAAATGAATGCCCTACAGATGAATATGCGACAATTCATGAGGGTAGCGTGTATGAGTATACAGATGGATATGTTAGCGAATCTGATATACGCCTTTACTTGGAAAACGGTGATGATGACTTCGGTTATATTGATATTACTTATAAAACATTGGAAGAGTATTTTGAGAGAATTGTATAAATTAAACTGAACTTTAACAGAGGTATTAAACATGAAACTGATAAAAAAGAAAGCAGAATTTATAGGGTACACAGTCTATAGCGTGGGAACCTTCCCGGAATGGAGATGTCCAAATAAAGATTGCGGTATGAGTGTGATGGAAGAATATAAATGCTGTCCATACTGCGGACAGTATTTAAGATTCGCTAAACACAGAAACAAAAAACAGAAGAAATAAGAAAAGGAGCAGAGCATGTATGATAAAACAGCAGAGCAACTTACAAAATGCCCTTTTTACGTGCGTTCACAGAAATTATCAATAACATGCGAGGGTATAGTAGAGGGTACAGAGACGGCAAGTAAATTTGAGACTGAAAGAGAAAAGAGAGAGTTTCAGCAGAACAATTGCTTTAAGCATCATAGCAATTGCAACATAAAAAGAATATTGGAACAAAGATATGAGAAAAGCTGACGGTATATACTGTTAGCTTTTTCTTTTGAGGGGGCAAAAAAATATACGATTCCCTAAAATGTATGCAAAGGGCGGTGATGGAGTGGCAGAAAAACACATTGAAGCTGAAAAAGACTATATAAACGGCATGAAATACAAGGACATAGCGGATAAATATGGCGTTTCGGAAGCCACTGTGAAGTCCTGGAAAACAAGATATGGCTGGATTCGGGAAAAGAAAAAAGTAGCGCATACAAAAAATAAAAAAAGTATGCATACAAAAAAAGTAAAAAAAGATATCCCAAAAGGTGGAACAAATACCGTCACAAAAGGAGAGCTAAGAGTAGTCTGTGAAAATGAAGAATTGAACGAGAAACAGAAACAATTCTGCGTGTTTTTTGTAAAAAAGCATAATGCCACAAAAGCATATATGCAGGCATATGGTGTTGACTACATGACAGCGGCAGCAGCATCAAGCAGATTGTTAAAAAATGTTAAGATACGAGCCTTTATCGAAATGCTAAAAAATGAAAAGCTGAACCAGATGTATTTTTCGGCAGATGATCTGGTGCAGAGATACATGGATATTGCATTTGCGGACATAGGAGATGTGGCAACATTTACAGAGCGAGGAATTGAACTTCGAGCAAATTTTGATCCTACGACGGTAAAAAGCATAAAAAATACAAAATATGGATACTCAATACAGATGCTTAATCCATTCAAAGCGATGGAATGGCTGGATAAATACTTTGAAGTCAATCCGGAGAACGTGCGTAAGCGTGAGTATGATATGTTGAAGATGCAGAGGTTGCAGCAGGAGTTTGACGAGAACAAGAAGAGAACGGAAAACGAGGAAGAAGAGAAAAATAATACTGGTGTTATTATGCTTGCTCCAGTGTTGCCGGAAGAAGAGGAAGAAATAGATGAATGTGATATGGACACCACAACCGAAACAAATTGAATTTATGCAACGTCCAGAATATGAGGCTTTGTACGGCGGAGCAGCAGGCGGAGGAAAATCAGATGCAATGCTTGCTGAAGCCCTTAGACAGGTGAATGTACCAAATTATAGAGGGATTATTTTCCGAGACACTACAAAACAGTTGGAAGGTCTGATATCGCGATCAAATGATTTATATAGCAAGGCATTTCCAGATGCAAAATATAATGACAACAAATTGCAATGGAAATTCGGGTCTGGTGCAAAGATTTTCTTCGGATACATGGAACATGAAGCTGACAAATTAAATTATCAGGGAAAAGCATACGACTTTGTCGGATTTGACGAAGTAACACATTTCACATATTCGCAGTACATGTATCTGCTGTCACGTAATAGACCTGTAGGACCAAATACAAGAGTGTATACAAGGTCGACGGCAAACCCGGATGGTAAAGGATTGCAGTGGGTAAAGGATAGATTTATTACGGCAGCGCCGCCAATGACACAGATTAAAGGTGTTTATGAAGTATATAAACCAGACGGAACCACGATAAAAATGAAACGAAATCGTATTTTTGTACCGTCGTCTATATTCGATAATGAAGAATTATTGAAAAACGATCCAAACTATCTTGCAACGTTAGCATCTCTACCAGAGGCAGAAAGAAATGCCTATTTATATGGCGACTGGGGAAGCTTTAAAGGTCAAGTATTCCGAGAATGGAAAGATGATCCGGCACATTATGAGGACAGGAAGTGGACACACGTTATCAAACCATTCCGTATACCGGAACACTGGAAAGTGTACAGAGGATATGATTTCGGTTATTCGAAACCATTTTCTGTTGGATGGTATGCAGTAGATGAACACGGAAAGATTTACAGGATAAAGGAATATTACGGATGCACAGGAGAACCGAACACAGGATTAATGCTGGATCCGGTGGAACAGGCACGTGGAATCCGTGAAGCAGAAGAAAATGATCCATTTTTAAGCAAAAAGAGAAAAGAGATCATTGGAATAGCAGATCCGGCAATCTTTGATGAATCAAGAGGAGAATCCATAGCAGCAATGCAGGCAAGACACCCACTCTATATTTACTGGTCGCCAGGAGACCACACGCGGATACCAGGAAAAATGCAATATCATTACAGGTTTGCGTTTGATGAAGAGGGCGACTGTATGTTCCAGGTATTTAATACCTGTACAAATTTCATCAGGACAATTCCAAACTTGATATATAGCGATTCACACCCGGAAGATATAGACACTGATCTGGAAGATCATATTTATGATGAGTGCAGATATGTGTTGATGGAAAATCCAATCACTCCAAGAGCAAATGCAGCACAGAAGATAGATATAAATGATCCGTTGAACCAGAGAACAGAACCAACAAAACCATATAGATTTTATAGTATTTAGGAGGCAGAAATGGCAAACAGTAAGAGAACAAAAACAAAAGTTGCACCGGTGCAACAGCAGGGAATCACACCACAGAACATGGCAATGATACAGCAGATGCAGGATATGCAGGCAGCAGAGAACCAGCAGAAGATTCTTACACAGGAAGCGGATAATAAACAGCATGATCCGGACAGTGAACAGACACCAGATCCGCAGATGATCGTGATCACGGACAAAGATGTGAAAAGGGCGATGGGAATCTTGCAGAAATACAAGGAGTGTAAAGCAAATCTGGAAAAGAGGATCATTGAAAATGAAGAATGGTTCAAAATGCAGCACTGGCCAATGATACAGAAAGAGCAGAAAAAGGATGATATAAGACCTGCATCTGCATGGCTGTTCAATTCTATTATCAATAAGCATGCGGATATCATGGACAACTTTCCGGAAGCACTCATATTGCCAAGAGAGCAGAGCGATGAAGCAACTGCAAAAACATTATCATCGGTGATTCCTGTTATATTGCAGCAGAATGATTATGAACAGGTGTATAGCGATATCGGCTGGTATAAGCTGAAAACAGGAAGCTCTGCACAGAGTATCTGCTGGGACAATACAAAACTGAACGGATTGGGAGATATCAGTATCAAGAAATGTGACATTATCAATCTGTTCTGGCAGTCCGGGATCACAGACATACAGGATTCAGCGAATGTCTTTTATGTGACATTAGTGGATAATGATGAACTGAAGAAAAACTATCCAAATCTTAAGAGCCTTGGAAACTATCCGGAATTGGATGTGAACAAATATATCTATGATGACCAGGTGGATACGACAGAAAAGTCAGCAGTTGTCGATTGGTATTATAAACAGCATGTGAGCGGATATGACAAGGATGGCATACCGCAGACAAAAACAATCCTGCAATACTGCAAGTTCTGCAATGGACAGGTATTATTTGCATCTGAGAATGATCCACAGATGAGAGAAGAGGGATTTTATAAGCATGGCATGTATCCGTTTGTGATCGATACTATGTATCCGGAAGAAGGAATGCTATGCGGATTCTCCGATATTGATGTCATGAAAGATTGTCAGGCATACATAGATAAAATGCAGCAGGCGATTCTTGATAACGCACTGTCAAATGCAAGAAACAGGGCAATATTTAACGACCAGACAGGAATCAATGAGAAAGAGTTTAGCGATCCGTCATGTACGCTTGTACACGCAAATGGAAATCTTGGAGAAAATGCATACCGTCCGTTAGAGGGGAAACCACTGAATGGTATCTATGTAACAGTACTGAATAATAAAATTCAGGAATTAAAAGATACATCTGGTAATACAGCATCTTCGCAGGGGCAGGCATCCTCCGTCACCAGTGCATCCGGTATTGCATCATTGCAGGAAGCAGCTGGAAAACTTGCAAGGGATTCCAATAAGAGCGCATATCGCGCATTTGCACGTGTGGTACAGATGGTGATCGAGCTTATTCGACAGTTCTATACAGAGGAAAGATGTTTCAGAATCACAGGGGATGACGGAGAACAGGATTTTGTGAGTTTTGATAATTCCGGTCTTTTACCAAGAGAACAGGGACAGGCGTTTGAAATAGATCTCGGAAACAGATTACCAATTTTTGATACAGAGATCAGACCAGCAAAAAAGAGTGCTTACAGTAAGGAATCGCAAAACCAGATGGCGTTGAATTTCTATGCAGCAGGATTTTTCGCACCTGCAAATGCAGATGCAGCTATCGCATGTCTGAATATGATGGAATTTGATGGAAAAGAGAAAACACTTGCACAGATCAAACAGAATCAGACACTGTTTGCACAGGTAATGCAGTTGCAGCAGATGGTGCAGCAGTTGACAGCAGTCGTGGATGCACAGAACGGAACAAATCTTTCCGGGCAGACACCAGATGTAGCAGGCACAGCGGCAATGAGTGGATCTGATACAAAAGGTGGAACAACAACACAGAGCAGGGGATCATTGACAACACAGGCGGCAAGTGCTGCACGTAATGCAACTTCACCAAGATAGGAGCAGAAAATGACAAACATCACGGTAGAAAAAAATGGAGACAGACACATTTTACATATTGAGGGACACGCAGGATACGGCGCATACGGTAATGATATCGTGTGTGCCGCGGTATCGATACTTGGGTACACATGGATTAACGAGCTGCTTATCCTGAAAGAAAGAAAACAGGTAAATAATGTGGTGTATGAGGAAGATAACGGAAAACTTTTTATAGAATTTTCTGGTGGAAATAATGCCGTAAACACTGCATACGAGACAATTTTAACAGGCTTTGAAGCTTTACAACAAAATTATTCTGAAAATATTTCCCTAAAAAGGGGGGCACAGGTTTTTTAGAATAAATTATAGTGAGCACAACGAGGAATGATCCTCTGACACGTCGGAAAGGAACGATAGAAAAAATGAGAAAATTATTATTAAACCTTCAGACATTTGATGATGGAGCAAGCGCTGGCACATCAGCAGGAGAAGGTACAACAGCAGAAAACACACAGGGAGTCGCTACCCCAACAGTAAAAGGTCGTAAAGGTAATAACCTGCAGAATGTAGTATACGGAAAGCAGGATGCGAGTGACGACTACTCAGCACAAACGAAGCTGCCAGGCGCAGAAAAGACAGTCACAACAAAAGAAACCGAGGAAAGATCCGTACAGTTTGAAAACATGATCAAAGGCGATTATAAAGATGAATTTAATAGTCGTGTACAGAAGATTGTACAGGGACGTATCGGAGATACCAAGGTATTGCAGGAACAAAATGCAAAGATGCAGCCAATCATCGATATGATGTCCAGAAAGTATGGTGTAGATGCAAGTGATATTGATGCACTCACAAAGGCTATTCAGGACGATGACTCTATTTTCCAGGACGAAGCTGCCAAAAAAGGAATGTCAGTGGAACAGTACAAAGAGTACCGGAAGATGGAATCAGATAATGAATATATGAGACAGGCATTGCAGCAGTTGGAAGCCAGACAGCAGGGCGAGAGAACATATCAGGAATGGATGCAGCAGGGGGAGGAACTGAAAGAAAAATACGGTCTTTCTGACTTCTCTTTTGAGGAGGAAACACAGAATCCGGATTTCTGTAAGATGCTTCAGAATGGTGTTTCTGTGGAAGCAGCATACAAAGCAGTGCATTTTGATGAAATGCTCGGAGGTGCCATGGCGGCCACAGCAAAAAATGTGAGCAGTCAGGTTGCCAAGAATATTCAGGCAAGGGCGGCACGGCCGGTAGAAGGAGCTGTCAATTCTCAGCCGGGTGCAATTGTAAAAGCAAATGTATCTCAATTAACAAAAGAAGATAGGGCAGAAATTGCGCGAAGGGCTTTAAGAGGCGAAATAATTAATTGGTAAGCCTTGAACATAACAGGAGGACAAATATGAAAGTAAAAGAAGCAAGATGTTTATTATTAAAGTTACAGCTGTTTTCAGAAATGAATTTACAGACTACTGGAACAGCAGATTTATCACCGGAGATGAAAACATTCTACAGTGATTACTTGATCGATATTGCAGGACCGGAACTTGTTTATGATCAATTTGCAGATAAATATCCTATTCCAAGAAATGGTGGTAAAACAATCGAGTTTAGACGGTATGACAATCTGGAACCGGCATTAACTCCATTGCAGGAGGGCGTAACACCAGATGGGGGCAAATTAAAAGTAACAACAATTACAGCGACGGTAACACAGTATGGTCACTTTATTGGATTATCAGATATGTTGATCATGACGGCAATTGATAATAACGTAATTCAGGCAACAAAGCAGCTTGGCGCACAGGCAGGAATTACGCTTGATTGTGCTACGCGTGATGTTCTCTGTGGTGGAACCGTTGTATTCTATCCAAATGGAAAGAAATCAAGATCCACACTTACAAAGGATGACAAACTTGATAGAAATATTTTCTTTAAAGTTGCTGCATACCTGAAGAAAATGAATGCACCGAAGATTGATGGAAATTATGTAGCAATTATTCATCCATCGTGTTCAGCTGATGTCATGATGTCAGATGGATGGATTGATGTTACAAAGTATAAAAATCCAGAGCAGATCTATGAAGGTGAGATTGGAAAAATTGCAGGAATTCGTTTTGTTGAATCTTCAAATGCAAAAGTATGGAGAGGTACGGAAAACAACTGCCCGGATGGACTTTCTGTTTATGGAATTGTAGTAGTTGGAAGAGGTGCATATGGAACAACAAGCGTTGAAGGTGGTGGACTTCAGACGATTGTAAAACAGCTTGGTTCCGGTGAAGATCCATTAAACCAGAGAGCAACAGTTGGATGGAAAGCAGTAAAAGTATCTGAGAGACTTGTAGAGCAGTACATGGTTAGAATCGAATGCTGCTCTGATGAATCTGAGAATGAGAGGGCAAACTAATGGCAAAAGTGGAAGAGAATGAAAACCAGAAAACAGTGGAAGAATTACAGGAAGCTTTGGTAAAGGCGGAGGAAGAAAAAGAAAAGGCAGTTAAAGAAGCTGTAGAAAAAGCCTTAGAACAGGCACAAAAGGAAAAAGATGAAGCTGTAGAAAAAGCATTAAATGAAGCAAAAGAAGTTAATAAAGCAGAGACGAAGAAAGTAATTGCTTCTGAAAAAGAAAACTTGGTAACTGTTGAAATAAAAAAAGACAGAGAACACAGGGAAGATGTACTTGTTTGCGTAAATGGGAAAAATTTTCAGATCAAACGAGGGGAAAAGGTAGAAGTTCCAGAGTATGTTTGTGAAGTCCTTGAAAATATGAAAAAGATGGACGAACTTGCTATTGAAAGAATGGAAAAAGCAACTAAAAATTTTGCCTAGAACGGAAAGGGGATACGGAGTAGTTCCGTGTCCTCTTTTTTTAAGGAGAGAAGCTATGACGGTAAATGAACTTATAACGATGGTCGGGGAACTAAAACCACATCAATTCGAAGACAATGTGCTGATCGGATGGCTCAATACGGTAGAAGGAAAGCTTATGAACGAGGTTTTTTGCATGCGTGAAGAGGACGAGCGTATAACAGCACTTAATTACAGTAAATATGATGAGAAAACAAGCATGGATACAGAGTTATTAGCACCGGATCCATACACAGATTTATATAAATATTATTTATTCAGCATGATTGATTTTACAAATGAAGAGATGGACAGATATACAAATTCCATGCTGATGTTCAACAACAGTTGGCAGGAATTTGTTAATTACTGGTACAGAACGCACGGTACGGTGCTAACGGAGCGTTTTAAGGTTTAGGAGGGATTCTATGCAGTTGCCGCAGTTAAATGTAAAAAATTCCAGCATCAATATTCTGAACACATTTATGGGATATAACCATAACAGCAGGATTGCGGATGGGGAATTTTATGATATGAAAAATCTCACCACAGACTACTTCCCTATGATGGCGGTAAGACCAAAGAGAGCAATCATAGAGCAGCTGGTCAATCCGATGGGAATGTTCGGATGCGATAAGGTAGTATTTGTGGATGATAATAAACTTTATTATGACCAGGGATATGTGTGTGATCTAAAAAAAGAATGTGCAGGTAAAGAGCGCAGATTTGCAATGATAGGAGCGTATTTATGCGTGTTTCCTGACAAACTGATCT